TTCCAAGGTATTGCGGACGCGATGGCGGATCAGTGGGGGTTAGCGTGAAACGCCCCACGGACCTCGACGCGCCCCGCGCACCCCTCAACCATCCACCGACACGCGCCGAGCTATCCGGCGACCTTGTACGGCTCGCTGTGGGCATGGAGAGGGTCGCGGTGGACATGGAGTACCTCGGAGGATTCGGGGAGCTTGCGGCGCATGGTCGCGAGCTGGCAGGGGCCGCACTGATCGCGAGGGGGTGGGCGGGGGAGTTGAGGAAAAGATTGGGGAAATGAAAATAGTTGTTGCGGTCGGACAATGTCGGACGTATGTTGTAGAGGAGGCAACGACAAACCACTAGCGAACGAGGGCGAAAATGGGCTGGAACAAGATTGAAGATTGCAAGCCAACCGGAGGCGGTCGCAAGCTGGTTTGGTGCGAAGGTATCGGAGGATCTCCCGGTCACATGGAAGTCATGCACTGGTTTGAGCCTACGGGAGATTTCTTTTCCAAGACCGTCACGCACTGGATGGATCTTCCTGAAGAGCCAGAAGGAGTTGCGTAATGCATTGGCATCCAATTGACACCGCTCCAAAAGATGGAACAACAATTCTCCTTTGCCATGAAAAAACGTACGACATAAATGGATTCGCGCCAATCGCGGCAAAGTGGCGAACGTACCACCCAAACGCGAAAGGTGAACCGGAATGGCGCGACGCGAACGGCACTCGATTTCAAGGGATGACGCATTGGATGCCGTTACCACCGCCACCAGAGGTGGTAAAATGACCACCCAGCCCGACCCACTCCAGCGCGAATCGTTCCGTTGTACGGCAGACGAGAAGGAAGCGGGACAGGCAGAGGCGGCGCGGCGCGGGATGACGTGGAGCCAGCTTGTACGGCTCGGACTCAAAAACGAAACGAAGAGGAGGAAGAAATGAGCTTGGAAGAACGCTTAGAGCAGGCTGAAAAGCTGGTGGCCGAGGTGAAGGCGGAACTTACCGCGATGCGTGCGGAGAAGGCCACGAAGCGCAACTGGCCGGAGCGGATCGAGGTGGGGATGTGCTTTGGCCGCGAGGATGTTCGATACGTGCTTTTCGGAAAGCGGCTTGCAAGCATCGAATCCGGCGTGGTTTGGTCTACAAGCGGCGATCCGTTCGGTGGCGACCAGAGCGAATTCAATTACCTCGGCAAGCTCGACCTCGCGATCCGCACGGACGCGCACGAACCGACCGGGGCGGTCGTGGTGGCGGAGCCGACTCCCGACGAGTGGCGGGAGATCGCAGCGAAAGCAATCAGCGCCGATCTGGTGGATTTCCTTTCCGGTGCCGCTGCCTACGGCCTTTGGTTGCGTGGGAAGATTCCGCAAGCCATCCCCGCCGACCGAGTGATGGCCGATGGAATGGTGGGGGTGGATCGGGAGGCCATCAAAACAGCAATCGGGCTTGTGCGATGCTTGGTTGTTGGCCCTGGAAGCGGTCAAGCTGCACTGTCCGCGATGGAGTCGGCCCTCCGCAGCGCCAAAGGGGAGACAACGCCATGACCTGCGATTCCTGCCCATACTTCAAGCCAAATCCATCAAGCCATCACGGTTTTGGAAACTGCGAATAGGCACCAAAAAGTAAGTACCTAGCCAACACGCGAAAAAAAATGCACTCAGAGGAGGTCGATTTGTACGCAATCGTCCGCCTCTAGGGAGCGCTACGCTGCCCGTCGAGGCAGGAGGATGGTTTTCAATGAGCGACAAAGCCATGATGCACTCAGAAAAACAAAACTGGATCTCCATCAGGCGAGCCAGTAAATGCTTGTTTTCACGCAGAAACGGATTTTACGGGACGAGGATTTTTGGGCTCTCGATCTGTTTACGGATAGCAGGGAGGGATTTCCTGTGAGCAAAGCAAGCGGAATTCTCGCCATCGCCGCATTCGCGCTGGTGGGGTGCGTGACGAGTGAGGAGGGGTTGCCGGATCCGTACCGCTACAATGACCATAATGGGGGGCTGGGGAAGTGGTGCCGAAATACAGTGGCGAATCAGGTTGACGAGGTGGACAGCATCGCGACATGCAGTGACGGGACTGCACCGCGATTGGCCAGGGTTGAGTGGCTGACTCGTGGGGAGAATTGCAATACCGTTGAGATTGATGATGTAGTGGGCGGGTTTAGCGGGATTCGGAGGTATTTCGGATGCGAGAGGTGAATGACGATCCGGGCTGGTTCCGAAAAGGGTCAAGCGAGATCATGAGCGCACTAGATAGGCAAGATCTGCCTACTGAAATCGAAAAGGTACTCCCGGAATGGGGGGTGCATCGCGGTCCTGTTACCCCGCACAAAAACCCGTGTGAGGGGGTAAACTGAATGGATATTGGAGTCTATGGCCTCACATGACGAACTAGACCCACTCGGGAATGACTGGAAAGCGCGATCCGATAGAGGCATCGCAGTTAACCGAGAGCTGACCTATGCTATAGCGGTCGGTCAACATATCCCCGTCGAGGCGCTGACCCGCATCCTATCTGATTTAGCGGGGCGAGTCTCAGGTATTTTGCAGACCCTACCGGAGCGGTTTCGAGAACTCGGAATGGATACGGAATCGGTCGCCGTAGCGAGCGAGATCGTGGCCGACTGTCAAGTCCAAATATCGGTTGGCCTGGACTCCGCAGCAGAAGAGGCAATGGGCGTCGTCGATGCAATCGAGATGGAAATGCTAGATGCGACAGAGTCTAAACCATCCGAAGCTGTACGAGGACCAAAGGAAAGAAAGAAAGAGACAAAGTCTAAAACTGTCCAAGGCCGAAAGGGTCGTCCGCAGGCCGGGAGCATGAAGCAGTGAGGCGCGAACCGATCATTGGTGAGCCTGCCTACCTACAGCGTCGAGGGATGGCGCGTGCGGTGGGCGCAATCGCGGCGGCGTGGCGCAATGCGTGGAAGCCTCGAATCCCTCCCGACCCTGTTTCATGGGTGGAGGGTGGCGGCGTGATCCTCCCGTCGTCGGTGGCCGCTCGTGGCAATGGTGGCCGCTTGTCATTCCGCACGCGCCCCTATTGGCGTCTCCCGCTTCGATGGTTTGGAATGGATGGCGTCGAGGTGATTGTGGTGAACGTGGCGAGCCAATGTGGAAAGACCACGCTCGACGTGGCAATCTCCCTCTATGGTGCCGAGTGGCTTGCTGGCCCTGGCCTTTTTCTGATGCCATCCGAGGAGCACGCCGAAGACCTAGTTCGCGACCGACTACGCCCAATCTTCCAATCGTCCCCATTTGGCCGTGGCCTAAAAACGCAATCCCTCCGATTGGGCGGTGTGTCGTTCCCTTCGGGCGGATCACTCAACGTCATTGGCGTGGGTTCCCCGAACGCGCTCAAGGGTCGCCCCGCTCGGTGGGTGCTGTTTGATGAGTACGACGAGGCGATCCGCTACAGTCGTTCCGCAGGCTCCCCGTTGGAACGGGCAAAGACCAGAACGCGCACATACGGAAGCCTTCGAAAGATCGTCCTCACATCGACACCAACTGTTGAGACAGAGGGGATTTGGCCAGAATACGAATCGTCCAGGCGCTATGAATGGCATTGCCCCTGCCCCCATTGCGGAGCCTACCAGCCGCTGGAGATGTCGCGCATCCGGTGGCCGCGCAACGCCGCCGGAGACACGAGCGAGACGCCCGACCGCATCGCTGCGCTTGGGCTGGCGTGGTACGAGTGCTGCGAATGTGGGCAGGCATGGGACGAGACGCAGAAGCGCCGCGCTGTCGAGGGTGGCCGAGAGCATTGCTTAGACCCTGAAAAGCCGATGCGCCAAGTCGGGCTAAATATCTCCGTCCTCTATTCGCCAGACGTTTCGCTATCAGAGATCGCGGCGCAATTCCTTCTTTCGATTGACGACCCGGAAAAGCTCAAACAGTTCCGAAATGAGTGGCTTGCCGAGCCTCGCCGGGAAATTCTCAAGACCTCATCGACCGACCAGGGCCACCTAGCGACCCTATCTTTTGATGGCTATGAGCACCCGCCTAGTGACTGGTGGAGGTCCGAGGAAGCGCCCCGCGCCCCTGAATTCGTTCGCGCTGTTACCTGGGGATTTGACGTCCAGGGCTCCGAGGTATGGGGGATCGCTCGCGGCTGGGGCGACCATGGGGAAAGCATCGTCCTTTGGGCTGGGAAGTTCGCCGGGGCTGACGACCTAGACAATGCCGCTTATGCCTATCGCCGGGAGTGGATCGTCCAGGGTGGCGAGCTGGTCCGACCTCGTCGCGGCCTGATGGATTCAGGTTACCGCACCCATGAGGTCTACCGAGTATGCGCCCGGACTCCTACGCTCATCCCGTCCAAGGGTAGGCAGGACGGCACACTCCCAATGATGACATCCAAGGTCGACCGGCTCGACGCGAACCGTCGCACGGTAGGACACGTCTCCCTAGAAATCCTCTGGACAACCTATTGGCAGGATCAAGTCGAGTCCGCTCTGGGAGCTGGTCCAGGGCGTGGTCGTGGCGTCTGTCACCTCCCTTGCAATCCGCCATCCTTCCTTTACCGTCACCTACTGGCAGAGCGGAAAGTGGCGGTGCGGAATCGTAACGGGACATTGTCGTATATCTGGAAAGCGCACTCTCACGAGAACCATTTGCGCGACTGCCTTGTCTACTCCACGGCGGCGGCGGGACACGCGAACCTTCTTGACATGAGGGCGAGGAAGGAACTTCCCGCCGAAACTGTGGTGTCATCCGAGGCGCAACCCGCGCAAACTGTCGCGCCCGTCCGCAAGGAATCAGCCCTAGCGCGCCTCGTAAAGGCTCGCAATGCCGCCAACCTATCGACATCACTAAACCGCTTTAGTGAAAAAAGGTCTAGCTAAAACGGTTTAGCTGTTTATTTTAGTTGACAGATGGCATTTACCACCTGGGCAGCGTATAAAACGGAAGTGCTCGACGCCTTGGCAAATGTCAAGGGCGGTCAGATCCTTCTTTCGTCCGTCTCCCCAATGGGCCCCGATGGCGTGGCGCATACGTTCCGCAGTCTCGCAGAGCTGGAAAAGCACGTCGATTGGGTGGGCGCAAAGGTCACCGAAGAGAACGCCGCCACGACTGGACGGGGCCGAATCCTCTACATGGGCGGCGTGCGATGAACGAGGCGCAGGTAAACCGCTTCGTCCTCTCCCGCAGGTCCGAACCTGCACCCATGTACGGGCGCCGCGTCATGTCTCCCAAGGCGATGGCGAACGCCTACGATGGCGCGGGGACAGACAACTACTCGGCGCGATGGAGCGTCAACGAGAACACGCCTGATGCGGAATTGGCGAATGCCCTTCCCGCTCTACGTGCTCGGTCCGCTGACCTCGTCAGAAACAATGCCCCAGCCTACGGAATCATCGACACGATCCAACAGGGCGTAGTCGGTCGCGGCCCTCGGTGGAGGTCGCCCGATGCGAAGATCAACACGCTATTCGAGCGGTGGTCGAAAGCTGCCGGATGGGATGGCGTTTCGAGCTGGTCGGACGTTTGCGACGATCTGATTTCCGCCGCCTGCATCTCTGGTGACGTGCTCGTCATTTGGCCGGACGTTGGCGATGGCTCCGAACCTCGCGTGGATCTCATCGACGCAAGACGCATCGACACACCTACCGACAAGACCCCCGAAGTCTACTCCTCCCGTTTGGGCGTTGGGTACGACAAGTTTGGGCGCGTGCTTGGCTACTACGTCAAGAAGTCAGACGAGGGCGGAACAGGCTGGGACAATTACCACTTCTTCCCGCTGAACAAAAACGGGCGCGTCAATGCGCGTCTGTTCAAGCGGCCAAGCATCAAGCGCCCTCGTCAATCGCGGACCCCTGGCATCCTCGCGCCAATGATGCACAACCTCAAGGAGATTCCAGCCTATCTCCTGACGGAATCGCGCCGCGCAACGCAGGCCGCGAAGGTCCACACGATCATTTCGACGCCTGACCCGAAGGCAATTTCTGACGCCTTCGAGAATGCGGACGGAATCAATGACGACCTCCTAGAGGCCATGTCGGGTCGATCCTACGGCAACACGCCAGACGGTACCACGATGGTGCTAGGGCTGGGCGAGTCCGCACAAGTGGCGACCCCTCCGCAGGTTAACGGCGGCACAGGCGAGTACATCAAAGCGCACCTCCAAGTTGACGCGATGGCAACGGGCCTGCCAAATGAAGAAGTCTTCAACCTCTATGCCGGGATGAATTTCTCGAACGCTCGTACCGTTCGCCTCAAGTCCAAAGCGGTCTACAACAAGTGGCGCGACAAGGTGCTGGACGGCCTCTGCAATCCTACCATCGCGCTCCTCGTCATGTACTGGTGGGCGAATGGCGAACTAGGGCGCGTGCCGTGGTCCGAGGAATTGCTTGCCGGGAAATGGCATTGGGACGAAATGGAATGGGTCGATCCCGTCAAGGAAGTCACCGCCAACGAAAAGGCGATTGCCACTGGGCAGAAGTCGATCATCTCGATATGCGCGTCCCAAGGGCTCGACGCTCGCGAAGTGGTTGATGAAAATTTGATGATCGAAGCGTACGAGATGCAAAAGCGCATCACGCTTGGACTGCCTCCAAAGGGGTCGGCTCCCGCTGCCCAAGTCGCTCCCGCTGAAGACCAAGAGGACCCGGCACCCAAAACGCCGAAACCGAACGAGGACGACGATGTCTGATCTGCTTTTGTACGGCGCTATCGGATGGGATGTGATGGCTCTGGACGTTGTCCGCGAAGTCTCCAAGGCCAAGGGCGAAAAGCTGACAGTACGCGTCAACTCTCCAGGCGGTTACGTCTGGGAGGGGCTCGCCATTGCCAACGCGATCAAGGGTCACGGCAACACTACGACCCACGTCGACGGCCTCGCAGCCTCGATGGGGTCGGTCATATTCTTGGCAGGCAAGAAGCGCCTGATGGCTACCGGGTCGCGCCTGATGATCCACAACCCGACGAGCTACGCAGGCGGCGAGGCGAACGACCTTCGCGCCGAAGCGGATGTTCTCGATGGGATCGCAAACGACATGGCCGCGATGTACAGCGAAGTCACGGGAGGGAAAGTCTCCGTCGACAAGGCTCGCGAAATGATGGACGCCGAAACGTGGCTCTCTCCTGATGAGGCTGTCGCGCTTGGATTTGCCCACGGGATCGAAGGCAAGGCCGCAGCGTTCGCGAAGATCCCGGAATCCATGAAGTTCAAACACGCACCACAGGAGGCAACCGTGCCCACTCCAGAAAACGAACCGAGTTTGCTCGAAAGAATGCTCGCCAAGGTCAACGGGACCAGCGAGATCAAAGCTGACCTCGCGAAGGCCGAGGGTGCTTTGTCCGAAGCCGTCGCCAAGATCGCCGACGCCGAGGGCCGCGCCACCGCTGCTGAGGCTCGCGCATCCGAAGCCGTTGCTGCTCTCGAAGCTGCGAACACCGCCCACGCTCTCGCGCTGACAGAAGCTGTCGCCGCCGCGAAGATCGAAGGCGCTCAAGAATTTGCCGCTCACAACCTCAAGGTGTCCGCACCTGATGGGATGTCTCATGTCGAGGAGGGGGACTTGGAGACCTTCACCACGCATACGGCGAAAGAAAAGGCTCTCCGCGAATCTGGGCGGCTGCAAGAAGCTGCCGCCTACTACTCCGCCCACAAAAAAGAAATCTTCGCAGGAGAATAATCATGGCTGTCACATCTTTGAACATGGAAGCGGTTTCGCGGGGCGTTTTCCCCTCGCTGGTAACCGCAATTGGTCCCGTGCTCCGCAACTCGATCAAGGTCGAGAATGTGCCGGGAGCAAAGTCAACTGTCGTCAACATCTTCGCCGAGCGCACGGGCGCGGAGTTCACGCAGGCCACCGCCAACTATACATCCAGCTCGGCGGCTACCACTGGCGTGACCGTGACCTTTACCGAGGTCTACGACTACATCAAGCAGAATAAGCTGGTGGTCAACCAAACTCCAGTCGACTTCGCGATGGCCGCTGTCCCCGTCATGGGTCGCGCAATCGCCAAGAAGATGTTTGCCATGCAGAACGCTTTGGTGCTGGCCGCAACCTACACCAACACCGCAATCACGTCGACCGCTGCCAACTGGGACGCCGACGACATGGCCGACGCTGCCACCGGGCTGGATGTTGCTTTGGCGAGCACCGAAGGTCGCTATGCCGTCCTGACTCCGACCTACACGGGCGCTCTGTCGAAAGACAATGCGATCCAAGCCGCTTACGCTTTCGGTGACGACGGCGTGATCAAGCGCAACGTCATTCCCAACGTCCACGGCTTCGAGATCGCCAAGGTTTCGAGCGTGGCCGCTTCGGGTGACGTGGCAAACCTCGTCGGCTGGCTGGCCGCTCCCGAAGCGTTCGCGGTGGGCTTCCGCCCCTCGTTCGAGAATGCCGATTTCGGCACCTCGGCGCTGATCGGAAGCTACACCGATCCGGCCACCGGAATCACCATCACAACCAAGTTCTGGGATGGCAACGACGGCAACTATCACATCTGGGCTGGTCTCGGATTCGGCATCTCGGCTGGCCAAGCCGCCGCGCTGACCATCCTCAAGTCGGCATAACCAACCAAACCAGCGCGGGACAGCACCGCGCTTTTCCTTTTTGGAGTCTCGACCATGATTAAGAAACTGGCTGTATTGGTAATCGAAAAGGCCGACGGCGCGGTCGAGATTCGGCCCGGCGAGAAAGGCGACATCTACGCCGCCGCTCGCGAAGAAAAGCGCCGCCTCAATGGCGAAGCATCGCACGACGTTGCGCGCCTGACCGCCTTCGGATCTGATGGAATCATCATCCAGGCAAAATGGAAATCCAACATCCCTGCCGTGGAAGTCGCTGCGCCTGTCGCGACGGAATCTGTCGAGGAAATCCCCGAAGAAACCGAAGACGACCAGACCGACGCATCCGCAGACGTGGCCGCGATCCGCGCCGCGCTCAAGGCGAAGGATGTCAAGGTCCCGCCTCGCATCAGTGTGGACAAGCTGATCGAGATGGCAATCGCGCACGGCGTCGAGGTATAATCATGGCGCGGGTAGCTGGACTGGAATGGAAGGCGGTGGGGGCGAGTCTAAACGACCTCGCTCGCGTCGCTCGTTCCGTTCCGGCTGGCACTCCCGCCGCTTTCGCCTATGCTAATTCTGGCGTGATCCAACAGGTAGGAGTGGTAATGTTGGCGCGGTACATCACGCCTACCACGCACTACGCAGAAGGCCAGCGCAGGCCGTACACATCGCCTCCAGGCTCGACGCACGGACCCATCACGACCACGAAACTATCGGCCCGTGGCGAGCGGTTCGGGCGCAATAAATTAGGGCAGTGGCACAAGCTGGAAGACTCCGAGGTCGCACAAACGATCACGAAGGAAGATAAGGTTTTCATTCGCGGGAAGTTCGTCTCTCGCTCTGGGGCGATGCTCGGTTTCGCGAAAGACATCGCCGCTCACGCCCCTACTGTTGACGCTGGCGAAATTATCGCATGGGAAAACAATGGGCAACACGGGAAAAGCGGCGAGATGGAAGCTGGCACTACTGCAGACGGATCCGGATATATTACGCTATCCGGAGGATACAGAGCCGCCGAAGTTGGAACAAGGAAGGCGGTGTATTCACAGCAGGGCGTTCGTGGCTGGTGGCGTGCGCTTCGATCCGCGCAAGGCCGCTGGAAAACGCTCATCCGCAAGAAGTACCCCGATCTGATGGCGCTCAATCGGCGCGGCGTCACGCTGGGCAAGGGGGATTGATGGCAACGCTCGTCGGATCCCTCATTGCTGCAATCGGCGCAAAGATGACCGCATCCTTCCCGACATATTCTGTCATCTATGGACTGCCTGCTCCGGGCGGCGCGTTCGTCGAGACGGTCGATACCATTCGCGTCCACTTTATGCAGGAAGCATCGAAGGCGCAAGGCAACCAAGTCGGGTCACCCGATGTCGTCGCGCCGATCATCGCCGTCACAATTTCCCGCAGCATTACCGCTGATCCATCGCTTTTGACTTCCGCGCAATCCGCGCTCGATCTTCTCGCTGATCTTCGCGTAGCCGTGGTCAATATGGTCATGGATCATGTTACCGGAGTCGCGACAATTTCTGGCTTTTCTGGTGTCGGGTTATGGGTCACCGACAATACCATGACACCGTCTTTTTTGACAGGTGTTGGTAGCGCAAGTCGCGAGGCCGCTACCGCTGAATTTTCATTCCGTTTCCACCGCGCTTTCGGAGGCCGCTAAATGTTGATTGAAACCTACAAGCAAATGGGCTATAAGGCGGAAGCGGCCGAGCTGACCGCTGAAACGCTGGTGTCTGCCAACTATGGCTCCGTCTGGTCGGAATGCGACATCATGGACGAATCCACATACAACGCACGCAAGCCGCGCCGCGCTTCCTATTCGGCCATGCAGGGCATCGGCGGAACGGCCATCGGAAAGGTGACTGGATCCTTCGAGCCGCGCCCAAGCGGAACCAACGGCACCGCGCCCGACTGGTACGCAATCGCCGCCGCCGCTGGTGGCACGGTCGCGACCGACAACGTCACTTTCGGCGCAGAAGGCGTAACCAGCGCGATCATCGGGACCGCCGCGACATTCAAGTATCGCGATGGCGTCTATGAGCACGTTTCCGCAGGTACGCGCATTTCCAAGCTGCGATTTTTCGCCAAGAACGGCGAATCGTGGATGTGCGAAGTCGAAGGTACGGGGCGCTACTCCAAGGCCGTGGAAACAGCTTTCATTGCCGGGGCGCATCCGACCGCTGGCCTGGGAAATCCGTTCCTTGGAATGGCCTGCTCGATTGGATCTTTTTCTGGATCTGTTTCGTCGGCGGAAATCTCCATCGAAAACACCGTGACCCCCACGCCAGACGGCACGCACGCGTCTGGATTCGGTCGCAACATCATCACCACGCAAGCCTGCATGATTCGCGCCTCCGTGATCGAGGACGGCACGGTCGATTGGCGCAACGCCTACCGCAACGACTCCCGCGCCGCGCCTCTGGCCGTCTCTCTCCAGATGTCCAAGGGTACCGCCGGAAACGTCCTGACGTGGACCGGATCCATCGCGCTCATCGAACAGCCGACCATCGAGTACATGGACGGCGTGGGATACGTTACGGTTGTCGGCGAGTTCGTTTCTGACGACGCCGATCCCTGCCTCACCCTGACCCAGAGCTAAGACATGGACCCGATTTTCCTCACTCCAGATGTAACGTTTTCTGTCTCGATCCGTACCGAGTTCGAGAAGGGCTTGCCTCGCTTCAAGATCGAGGATGGCGGACCATACAAGATTCGCACGGCCACGGGGCGCGAGTTCGCCGCGATCCAACAGGCGTTCGGCCATAGCGACAGCGACGCCGCTTACACGCTTTGCGAGAAGATGGTCCAGTCCGGGATTGCCGACGACAAGAAGGGTGCGGAACGCTCCGAGGTTTTCGGTTCGCTCCATCCAGACGTGATCTGGGCAATCCTGCTCGAAGTGGTCAAACGCTCCCGCGCATCGGAATTAGACCGGGGAAAATAATCCTTGCCTTTCGGCTGCTGGTGGGGCGATACCGCTGCACCTGCACACCGGGAAGGCACACCGACGACGAGGCGGCGCGTGATGCTTGGGGATGTACGAAGAGAGCGAAGACACCAGTTTTTGGAGATCCAATCTCCGGAGGATTCAATGGAAAACACTTCGACCTCTACCGATGCCCCGCATCCCAAGTTGGCCCCGAATGGGAATCAGTCGTTGCGACATGGCGCGTCTTTGGCGGCTCCGATAATTTCGGGCCGTTACCGCTCGCTGGCGGGTGGCTTGACCAAATGCAGTGGTTTGCTGACGCCCACGGGATCCTTGCCAACGAACGCCAGCTTTACCTAGACGCCAAGGCGAAAGAGTCGGAAGCCAAGCGAAAAACGAAGGGGAAATAGGTGGCAGACGACAAAATCCGGTATGTGCTTGACGTTGACGACAAAGGCTCGCCAAAGCTCGTCAAATTCGGCACGGTCGCCGAGGCATCCGGAAAGAAGGCGTCTAAGTCGTTCAAAGGCGCATCTGAGGCGATTGGAGAGGTAGCGCAGCGCATCCCCGGCGCAGGCGCGGCGATGGACGTGATGACGCGAGGGCCGCTTGTGGGGGCTTCCGTGGCGGTCGCTGGCCTTGCCGCCGGATTCGGCGCAATGGTCATGTCGTCTATCAACGCAGCCGACCACATCAACGACCTTTCGCTGCAGCTTGGAGTTTCGACGGAACGCTTGTCAGTCCTCAAGATGTACGCAGAGCAGAGCGGGACGACTATCGAAACGCTCGCGTCGAAAATGGCGCGATTCGGTGCAAAGGTTGCGAGCGGAGATAAAACGCTCAAGGCTTACGGCGTCACGGCCAACAGCGCAGACGAAGCCTTATTCCAGCTTGCCGACAAGGTTGCCGCCACGACTGACCCGATGATGCGGCTCAAGATCGCGACCGATGCTTTCGGGAAGTCTGGACAGGAGATGCTTCCGCTCCTCGTCCAGGGTGGCGTGGCATTGCGCGAGATGGGAGATGCGGCTCCGATTGTCTCGACCGAGATGGCGCGGATGGCTGATGATTTCAACGACCGAATGGTTGAAATCAAAGGCATGTTCACGCAAGTAGGTTTCGGGATTGCGGAGAAGGTTTTGCCGGAGCTTTTGAAATGGGCGGAAGGAGTCGACAGAATCCGTCTTGCAATGGGGATGCTGACAAAGTCGGAATCCATCAAGCAGGGCCGCGATCAGATCATCCAGAAGTACGGGGAGCTACAAGACCAGCAGGGCATAATGAAGGGCGCTCCCGCTTGGCTCAACAAGAAGGTTGGAACGGGAACGATAGAAGGGAAGACTCTACAAGAAGCTCTCGCAGAATACGACAAATCCAACGCGCCGCCGCCCGACAAAACTCCGACAGGCGGAGGTTACGGCACGGGCGACGGCAAGAAAGAAGCGAAGAAGGCCGAAGATGATCGAATCAAGGCGGCATTCGATGAAGAGGCAAAAATTGTCCAAGCCCGATTCAATCTCCAAAAGGAATTCGAGGCGCAATCGCTTGCCGCCGAAGAGGAACGTAGCAAAGAAGGCATCCGCCTAAACGCACTGGAGCTCAAGACGAAATCGGACGCGCAAAAGCGATTCGAGGCCGAAAAGGATGCGGCGGCGGAAGCGGCATTCCAGCGCCAAATGAACTACGCAAACCAGCTCGAAGGCGTGCTCTCGTCGTCCTTTGCATCCGCTCTCCGTGACGGTACCAACCTTTGGTCCAGCTTGGGCGAAGGGTTCAAAAATATGCTGATCGAGATGGCTGCGCAGATGGCCGCACGCGCCGCCATTTTCGGGCTGTTCAATCTCGTTTCTGGTGGCGGGTTTGGCCTCGCTGCCGGGGGGCTGTCGAAGTACGTTTTCCGCGCTGGTGGAGGACCATACGAGGCGGGGGATAATCTCGTCACGCAGGAGCGCAGGGCTGAGGCGATCATCCCCCGCAGTCCTGGTCGGGTGGCCCCTACAGCCAAGGGTGGTGATACGATCACCATCGTAGTCCAAAACCCAACGCAAGCCGTCTCGGTCCGTCGCCAACTGACCAAGGATGACCGCCGCCGAAACACGGGGATCCGGTGATTTCCTGGGAGACAACGGAACCGGAATACATCCTCGCTCTTGAATGGAGCGAGGCGGCGGATGGTTCGCCAATCTGTTACGACGACGGCATTGCCTACGACTCGATCCGCGCAACGCTAACGGGGCGATTGCTGCCCGATGAGTTGGAGGCATTGCAAACAGCTTGGACGACCACGCGAGGCTATGACATCACGTCTACGGGATACCTATTGGGGCCCGAAATCGACATGAGCGCAGGTGCGCACGTCGCCCTTCTGGATGTCGTGGTCGATGGCCCAACAGATTCGTCGATGAACCTTTACGACGTGACAATAGTTGTCGCGTTCGGCCCTCTCGATGCCCCCGCCGCTGGCGACATCTCGAGGGCACTATCCGGTGGCGTGCCGTACCACTCCGCATACCCGACCACGCTGGCCTACCTGCTTTGCGATGGCGACGAGTACAGCGTTACAGCGGGGCGCGCTGTTGATCGGGAGTGCAGGTGGTACGCATCCAACCTAAGCACGCAGGGCGCGAAAGATGCGGTTCAGGCGTTGCGCACACTGCGAGGATCGCAATACGAGTGGCATCCTCCGCTAGCCGTCGAGCCGTGGGGCCCTGGGATTGATGGAGCGGCATTCGTTTGGATCCCGGAATGGTCGGTTCATGCGGAATCAAATTTGACTTGGGGAATCGAGCTGACATTGGTTCGCAACCCAAGCGTAGCGCCAACCGTGTCATATCGTATAATTGGAGATGACGGCTCGCCGATCATCGGAGACGATGGCTCAAACCTTGTAGGGGTGGCTTAATGGCTGACAAAAGAATTTCAGGCTTTCCCGCTGCTACGCAATGGCACCCGGACGCATTCATCCCGCAGGATAATCCGGCGGGGCTTACCGAGAAGGTTACTCCCGCGCAAGTCGAGACAAAGCTAGAAGCGGATGGGTTCATCAAAGCCGCAAGCCCATCTCTCGGACAGGTCGCAGCGTACACGGCGGGAGGCTGGGCACCGATCAAGTTGGCAGACGCGAACATCGACGCCGCCGCCGCGATTGGGTGGGGGAAGATCTCCAAGTCTGGCGCGGTCGCGACGGATGTCGGGGCGCTCCCAGAAATTGTCGTGACTGGCGCGGTAAATTTCAACTCCATCAATTCTGGGCTCCCTTGCTCGGCTGAAATAGATGCATCAAGCACAAGTAACGCGCCTTCCGGATTCACAAGCGGCAAGGCGCACCTTCTGCAAAGCAAGGGCGCGACAAACTGGCTGACGCAAACGTTAACGGCGGCGACAGCGGTCGCTTTCCGCGGCATGACAAGCCCTGGCGTTTGGGGCTCATGGCGCTATGTGTGGGATGACGCCTATCTTCCGATTTCAGCGCTTGGACTGGATCTCCTAAACGATCTAACCGCTTATTCGATGCGTTTGACGCTGGGGGCTTTGGCATCCGCCAACCCGACCGCCACCGGAACGCTGACAGCGCCGGATGTGGTGGTGTCGAATCTCGCCGGAACCGGAACGCGACCCGCCGCGATTGACTCGACGGGGAAGTTGGTAGTCAGTGGTGGCGAAAACTCATTCGCTGTAAAATCGGCATCATTCACGCTTAGTGCTTCGACTGAGAGAGTGATTCGCACCCAAGGAGCGATCACTGTGACGCTCCCAGCTGCATCATCATTGCAGGGGTATAGCTATACGTTCCTGCAGGAGCAGGTTGGCGGCGGCGCTTTGACGTTTTCCCCTCCTGAACCGTGGTTTTCAAGTGTATCCGCATCCGCATGGGTCGAGCACGCTGGCTCCTGGGGGTTTAGTATCGCCTGGAGGAGAGCTGATTTAACTAGTGACGGCCTTAATTGGCTCGCAACCCTCCAGTAGGGGGTGGATTTATGGACTACGCCGCCCGCATCACGCTCGCACCTGCATCCCCCGCCCCAACATACACGGGTGGCTTTTGGCTCGGAGGCGTCGCCAAGCTATCGGCTGGTGCCCCCGCTGTCGGGTGGACATCCGGCAAGCTCGTCTCGTGCTCCCAGGTGGGCGAATCCGTGGACATCGCGAAGGGCGGCAATTACGCTATCCTCTCAGACTGCACCGTCGCGTTTTCCGCCGTAGACTGGCCTACAGTGGCGGCGGCTGGGGTAAGCCTCCACAATGCCACGGTGGAAGTCGGGACGCTCTCAGGCAGCACGCTAACGCCTCGGTGGGTGGGCTACGTTTCCGATTGGGAATGGACGGGGACGAGTATCGTCGTGACGTGCGAATCGCTTGCGGGTCGACGGCATCGCGAGATTCCAGCGCGACGGCTGACCAGTGATGAGCTTCCAAATCTTCCACAGGCCAGCGAGGGCGCAGCGGTCCCGATCGTTTGGGGAAGCGTGGAGAGGATGACGCCTCCGAAGTATTCGCAGGATCGCCCTTACCTCGATGCATTCTATCAAGTATCTGGCGGCGCAGCGGTGGCGAGGAAATCGACATTCCTTGTCGGCTCTCCATCCGGCGCAACGATGTATATCGGGCTATTTGGCGAGCCTGGAGGTCCAACATTTTCGCTTCCCGCAGATCACTGGACGGCGCTTCTATTCGCTGGTGATCCTGTCTACCTGGAAATTGCAAGCGGCACAGGCAGCGGCCAGACGATCAGGATGGCATCGTATTCTTACGGGGTGACGGCGACAGATCTGCAAAAGGTCTCCATCACGCTTGACAGCGCATTCTCTCCGCAACCCGACTCAACCTCCGAACTCAAGATCTTCTCGAAGGCTGACTATGCATCTCTCGCAGCATTTGACGAGGGCATTATTTCTAGGGTCGGTGCCGACGTTGATGGCGTTGAATACGAGGTAGCGGCTTCGGATTCTGTCATTGACGGAATCGTCGTTGCCAGCGTTTCGCAAGAGTTCCTAGTGGGAGCGAATTACCAAGCGATCACCGACTACCCAGGGGCGTACAGCTACGGCGCTTGGCTTGTCGACGGGGTGACGCAATCAGGCGACTCGTGCTCTTACCTTCCGATCACAAAGGCCGCAACCGGGAGCGGGACAAGGTGGAGCTACATAGGCGACATCCTATGCAGAACCAAGATTGATACGAAATCAATCTCCATGTCTAACGCAAGCTCGATGCGGGAATTGCGTTTTCTGTATTCTGTTTTTGGAATCAACACAACCGACATCAAATCTCTGATTGTTCACGTCAGAGCGAAGCGCTACGACGGCACGACAGATTTGATAAACGTCGATGTCGCGTTGACGACAAAACTTATCGACACTTCCGACATGAGCGCATATAACACGGCGCTGCGAGATGATGGAGCAGACGGGAACTATAGCCGCCACGCAATCGAGATACCTGATCTGCCTAGCATCTTGGATGCATACGAAGCCATTGAGGCGTTTATAACGCTCTGCAAGTCGACTACAGTTGGGGTTTTGCCTCCTACCGTTACGGTGGCGCGGCGTGGTCCGTCCGTCTATGCGTCGGGGTCTACGACTTTTGGCGGAATCCCTGCGGAATTCCCGATAGGGTGGAGAGTTCGCCCAATTGGGCTAACGTCTACACTTGGCGCGAATGGTATCGACCCCCTTGAATTCACTCCTATTTTTGGGCGCTCTGGGAGCGAGTGGAGGACCGTAACGGGGAAGTCAAATTCAGGCCCGATCTGGTCTTATACAATTGACTCAGCATTTGGAATCGCGAGCGGTACTTATGAAATGTTCTTCGAGGATCCAGCGGCGTTCTACACAATAGAGGAGTGTGAGGCGAGCATTGCTGTAATCTACGGGGATATTCCTGAATCATCCCAGTTTATTGTATCTGCCTCAAGCGGACGACTGCTCCCGAGTGATGATCCGATCATCTACGCCAATGATGCCGCATTGTACATGCTCACGGATGATCTAGGGCTAGACGGAAGCGAGGTAGACTCTACGGCATTTGGAGCGCTGACTAATAGGGCTATCCACGCAGCGATCACCTCGCCCGAAATGTCCTCCGACATCTTCGCGAGGATGTGTCACGAATTCAACTGGATCGGCGCGCATGACTCGACAGGGCGCGAGACGGCGAAGAATTGGTTGGGATCCATCGGCGCGGCATCCCAGGACTACACGGTATCCAATTCCGACATCATAGACGGATCAATCGAGGGGCCGCAGATGACGGCCATCGAGGATGTCGTGTCGCTGCCTACCGTGTCGCGCTCGTGGACTCAGGCGGATGACTTCCGGGCCGTTGGGCTCACACTCTCGCTTGACCTCGCTCCCGCCTCGCTGACCTCTGGAAACTATCTCCAGTACGTTCCTGGGTGGGATTCGTTCGCGCAGGCATCCGAGGCTTACGCGATCCTCCACGCGAACCTATCGCGGTACGGTGTCGAGCAGAATGGCGACATCGAGTATCGGTACACGAGCGACATCCAAACGCAGCTCATCGACGACGGCCTTTTGCATTGGATCTCGTCGCGAAAAGAGATCCTAGAGTTTTCCGTCCGCGATAATCACGCAGGCGCATGGGCTACGCTGGGAAAGCGTTTTGCCGTCACGCATCGCCGGTACGCGACGGCAACAAAGCGCGGCACCCTCGTTGCGCGGTACTGGAATCCAGAAAAAAGAACGGTGCAGCTCACCGTAATGATTGATCCTGAATCGTAGATTTACCCATAACACGGAGGCCAAAAAATGGCATGGAGCGCAATCACTAGCGTGGTAACCTATTCGGCAGGAAACGCCATCCCGGTCACCAATACCGGAGCCGAGCCAATTTCCGTCACCGTCAAGCGCCCCGCATCTGGTGCTGATGTGATCGTGACGTTTTACGCAGACGGCGCGCCCGTCCACACGATGACGACCAGCGCAACCGATCCGATCAAGACCAGCGCGTTCTCGGCTCCTGGCGCGACCTCGCTGAACTACTCGACAGATCGTGCCTTTGCTTCTCCAGGTGCGTCGATCTCGGCATCCACTGAGGCGTCAACTCCGTCCTCCACCCCCTCCGGCGACGTGGCGGTGGCGGGGGCTGTTGTTGCCAGCAATACCGGAGTGCAGCGGCATCGCGCCACGTGGTACCAAAACCTATTCCCCGACAACCAGCTCTCCGTTTGGTCCGCTCCTGGCACCCGTACCATCCTCCTTCGCATCCCTGCCCCGTGCGCGTTCGGAGGGTTTCGTCTCCGCATCCCGTCGGGCGGTAATGATGCCGTGCAGTACTCCTGCGCGGTCAATGGCGCTGAGCTGGACAATGGATCGACGTGGACGTGGACCCAGATTCCGATCGGCGGATCCACAGCCGCCTACACCCGTGCCGCCGCTGGTGGTACCGAGTGGACTGACTGGATGTTCATGCCATCCGTTCCACGTCTCGACGGCAGCTCTCGTCCGTACCTGTTTGTCAGGTGTTACGGCGCAGCATCTGTGTACAAGGCATTTTCTGTCCAGTCCGCAGTGTGCCAAAAACAGCAAGCACTCTATGGTGCCGATGCTTTGGCCTACGCCGCAGTAGGCGATAACCGACTCACCTCGCTGGGCATGACTCCCACCTACAGTACATCGGTCCAGCTCAATATCCTCGGCGTCGAGTGGACCCCGGTGGATGACAAGCCAGCCTATACCATCGGCTGCACTGGCGACTCGATCGACCAGGGTTGGGACCGTTCGGGCGGCACAAACCTCCTTTGGCAACCTGCCGCAGAGGAAGCGTGCCGGGAGCTGATCCGGCGCGGGAAGCGGTGCATTGACTTTTCTTTGCCTCGTGCAGGCCAAAACCACACCGCCGCAATGGGAGACATCACCACTCTGTTGGCGCAGTTCGTCCCGGACTTCCACCTGTTCTCCCCGTGGTCCGCAAACGACACTGACTCAGAGCAGGCTTTCCGCGATTGCTGGGGTCGCACCATGGCCGGGATCAAAACCCTACAGGCGGCGGGGGTAACTCCAGTTGTCCGAACCCTCCACCCTCGCGGCGCAACAGGCCCAGCGGAATTGCGTAGGACGGCGCTCAACGACATGGTTCGCCTGCTCCGTGGCGTGATCGTCGTGGACCTCGACGCCGCATTACGCGATCCGTCCAACCCGTCCGTGATGCTGCCAGGATACGAGGATCCCGCAGGCATCGACGCGCACCTTTCCAAGGCGGGGACGGCACGTTACGGCGTTGCCGTGGCTGATGCAATCGAAGGCTGGATCGGATGATCCGCGCCGCCCTCTCCCACCTCGCTGACCGTGCCGCCTCCATCCGCCTCGCGTGCGTGATGGCTGGCGTGTTCGTGTGGGCGATGTGGGAAATGGTGTCCACGAGTCACCACTACGACCTGATCGACCACGGACCATGAGATCCTCCCTCTCCCATATCCGCAAGCTCCGGGCGACCGTGCGCAAGTACGATCTGCCCCGGCCTGCGGGATTCGACGCGCTCACGGATGAGCAGCTCCAGGCGTGCTACAACGGCATAGGCTCCGACAAGTACGCCTCCCTCCTCTGGCTGACCACGCGCATCTTTGCTGTATTCGAGGCCCCCGCGCTGATCCACGACGCAGGCTGGACGCTCTACAACGACGGCACCGTCACGGAATGGGAGCGGTCAAACAATCGCTTCCGGGCAGGCAATCGCATCATGGCTGAAACGTGTAATGTCTGGTTCGGCTGGTTCCGCCCGGCACAGCGGATGATTTTCCGGCAGTCGGGCGAGTTGCTCTACCGGGTGGTGTCGTCGCAGGTGATCGGGTGGCCGATCTGGGCAGGTTCACGGACGCAGGGGGTGTAGGATGGTTGATTGGCTGGCAAAGAATCCCGGTCTAGTGTGGTCCGCTTTCGGTGTCCTCTGGCTTGCGGCGACATGGGCGCTCAAGAAGTGGGCGGACTCCCTGTATGAGCCAAAGCGCCCGATCCGCACGCCCGAAGAGCAGCAGCACAGGAACGATTCACTAGCTCGCTCGATCCTTTCTGGCGAGGTCATCAAAGAGTTCGCCGAGAACACCAAAAACAGCGCCTATGGGAGTACGGGGTTTCGCGAGTCCGTCGAGAACATCGCCCGAACCTCAGTGCCGTTTCGTGATGCTGTGGATGAGCGGGTAAAGCACGGATTCAACAACTTCGATTCGACGCTGGCCTTGGCGCTGACCACGCTTGGCGACCGTCTCCAGGAAGGCTTCCGCAAGCAAGCCGCCGATTCGCAGGTCATCTACATGGATGCCATCGGAGACCTCAAGGAAGCAGTGCAGGACATCGCCAAGACACTCGGGGAGCACATGGCAGAGGATCGCGCTCGACGGGAGAAGTAGAGCGCCGCCGCCATTCTCGACGGCGCCCGTGGCTATTCCGTATCCTCTGGCCTGTTCTCTGGCGCCCTGTTCGCCCTCCGACCGTGCCACGAGGCGACGCGCAACCGCTCGAACA